TCTAACTCTTTACCCCAACCGTCTACACTAACTTCTAGTGAGACTTTACGAAACTGTTTCCATAAACTAACTAGAGGATAGTTTTTATAATCTAATTTCATTAAATTAGTAGAGTAACTAAGTTGAAGATGCTCTGCTAAGCCTTTATCAACCATAAATTTTAAAAAAGTATAATTCGCATCAGTAATTAAAGGCTCACCGCCAGAAATGTTAATAAAACGTAAGTTGCCGTGTGTTACGCTTTTGCCTAAAAACTGTAATAAAGTAGGATCATAGTCAAAAACATTCTTTTCAATAACTTCTCCTACAAATTCTTTAAATATTTTATGTTTATTGTTTTCAGCTGCCCAAGTAGAAGAGAAACTAGGATTGCACATGCGACATTTTAAATTGCAGACATTAGAGAATCTTATGTGTAAACTGTGAACCCCTGAAAGAGATCCTTCATCTCGACGATGAGACTTTAGTCCTAATTCTTCATTTTTCCAACACCATTCACAGCTAGGGTGCTTCTCATTTCTGATAAAAGCTTCTTTAAGTTGTTTTAAAGCTGAACCTGATGAATACTGTTCTAAAGAATCTCCCATAGGAAAACGATTAGACGGCATCACACAACAAGGTGTTACTTTACCGTCTTCTTCAATGTGAAGTTCGTTCCAAGGTCTAGAGCAAAAATTACTTTGCTGACGCAGCTCTTTCATATAAAATTACACTATTCTTTTTACCTAAAATCTCAGCTTTGTTTGCTTCGTATTCATTATAGAGAGCAATCTGATCTTCTAAATAAGGATTTAAAAATTGATTCCTGAGACGTAGATAAAAGTTTTTCCATACAGTACCATGAGGCTTACAACGATGTTTGTTAATTCTGTAGGAATAATATTGAAGTGCATGAGCTATCTCATGCAGAATTGTTAATCTAAGTTTATCATATTTATTACGAGTGTAAATCCCACCGATAAAGCGATCTTTATCAAAACTAGCATACTCATACACTCGTTGAACTTCACCTTCAGCATGGGTACGAGTACACCAATACATCCCAATAGAGATTCCAGGACCGTCAGCATACATACCACCACGAGAATGAGTGCGTTTTTCACTCCAATCAAGTTTTTTACCGCCCGATAGTTTAAACTTAGGATAAATCTCTGCTTGAATCCATGCCACTTCATTAATAAAATCCATGGAAAATTTAGTATATTCTGCTCGTTGAATAGAATCCATTACCGCCTCTTACCTGTTTGAGAATCACTAGCTTCTGCTGCTGAAAGAACTACAAGATTACCCTTATTGTAGGCTTGACCAATGTGAACTCCAGAGCCTCTATACCTTTTTTGACCGCGTACAAAGCCATTACCAACTCGATCAGATGTCGGAGCAGTTACTATATCAGATTTATAATTTGGAAAGTTTGCTCTTGCTTTAGGTTTTTTAGCAAGTTGTTGAGGATGAACTCCCATGCGACGGAGCCATTTATCATGATATTCTAGTTGCTGTGCTTTGCTCATGTAATCTCCTGTTATTTTACTTATAATAACAAAAGAATGACCTTAGAGCAATAGTTAAGTAGGATTACCATAGACTTCAAACCATTGTTTTTCGTTAATACACATAGGAGGATACTCTACTCCTTCAGTGCCTTGTTTTTTATTAACTTTTGCTTGAAGTTCTGAGTAAAAATTATAAACTAAAGACCTACATTCATACTCAGAGTTAAAAGGGGTATCAGGAAAAGCATATAAATCTACATGATCATCTGATGCTATGCCTATAAAAAATACTAGTATCCATTTCACAATAGAAGCTCCTCGTAATCTCGTAAGCAATCTGTATACCGACCATCGATGGTAGGTTTAAATAAAGCTGCTACGATATTACGAGCACGGGCAACTGCCTCCCAACTCTCATCACAAAAGATAGCAACACGATTACCGTGAGAAGGATTAGTATGATACTTATTTGGATCATCTACCTGATAGTATGTCAGATCATCACAAATTCGTCCAACTAACTTTTTATTTATTTCAAAAGTTGTATTCGGTTGAGCAAAGAGGGCGGCTAGGTAAAAAGTTTCTGGAAGATATTCGTCATTCCAGTGCCACTCTTTATTTTTATATAAAGTGTGGATTGCCTGCATTAGAGTAACATCACCAAATCTATCAATGTCTCCCATCCGAAGTTGAACTTCAATGATAGCTTCTCCAATTGTCTCAACATTTACACATCCAGTGTAACTTTTAAGATTATCTTCTAGCCAAGTATAAGCATATCGCCATTCTGCATATCCTTGTTCAAGTCCTGGATTAAACTCCCAATAGTCAAAAGCTCCATGCTGAAGCTTTTCACCTCGAAAAGTAAAAGACGTTTGAACTATGCCATCTAACATAATAAAATCATGAGAGTAATGCTCTCCCATGTGGTAGCGTGACCAGAATAAGCTTGGATCTTTTACTTGAAAGTATTCTTGTTCATTATGACAGACTTGAGATTTAACTGAGCCACCTAATAGATTATAGATGGGTTTTACGCAAACAGGGTATTCAGTCGGCATAGTACCTACAGGACCAAAAGGAATACCTTGTGTCCAGCAAATGTGCATCTTATTATACACACGGCGAAACTCTGTATGAAAACCCCAAGCTACCTCATCTGTAGTTGGAATGATAGTATCGTCATCATACATCATGCTATAGTACTTAGGCATTTGTGAGATTGGGTTGTAGCTAGTCCAAGTCATTTGTTTTTACTCCAGTAATTAAGTTTGGAACACCAGTAAGTTTCTCATGTTCAATAATATCAATACACATATTGGTGATCTCAATGTCTTTTTCTAAAAAGAACATTTTTTGCTGAAGTTTTTCCAGTTCTTGTTGATAAAACTCAAGTTCTCTTTCTTTACGAATTTTATGTTCTAAAATGTCTGAAAGAAGTATTATTTTATTTGTCAATGTTGTACCGCAGGAGACCAAAAAGTTGTACGACCATCGTTAAGCTTAATTCGTTCAACAGGATTTCCGTAGATGTCTTGTTTTTGGTTATAAACCATTACATGACCACCACGAGCTTCAACTATCTCATTAGGATTAGAAGCAAAACGAGTATATTTTCCATGATTATTATAGAGGTCAGAATAATTGCGAATTGTAGCTCCTCCTGTTTCAAAAGAAGCTTTAAGAATTTTACAGATTGCGTAGTAAAGCTTCTCTAGTTCGTGATCGGAGCAGGATTCGATAAGCCTATCAGGTCTAAGACCTGCGAGGAAAAGAGATTCAGATTTGTAGATGTTTCCAACACCAGATATCTGAGACTGATCCATAAGCCACTTAACCAATGTCCATCTGGGCTTGAGACGAGCAATGTGTAAAAATGTGGATAAAGTACAAGGATTATTAAGCATATCAGGCCCAATAGAATCCAGTTTCTTCTGATGATCCTTATCATCAAAAACAAACTTAATAGTACCAAAATTACGTTGATCATTATAGTATACCGCCGTGTCATCATCAAAATATAAAGCTATTCTCGTATGTTTTGATGGTTGAAGTTTAAAATTACCACTCATGCCAAGAGTAGTATACATATAACAAATAGGCAAGAGATCACCAAACTCCCACCAGATAAATTTACCTTTGTTATAAACACCTTTCACTGGAAGATGCATTTCTTCCAGTGCAATGTAAAAATCAGCAAAACCAGTAGGTAAGTTTTTGACATACCTACCAGAAATAAAGTTTAAATTTACTAAAGACTTACCACGTACAGCTCGATCTACCTGACGAGCTGTACGAGTGCATTCTGGTCCTTCAGGCATTAACGCATCCGAAGATTAGAGTTACGAGGAAATCCCCAAACATCAATAGCTGGAACACGAATCATACGTTCTTTAGTATTCTTTTTATCAGGATTTTCGATTGTAAGCATTACGTTTTTACCAGCTCTCCAAGCTTTAACTTGGTTATTAACACGAGCTTGAGTATTTAAATAAGCTAACCGAGTTGCTTTTTGAATTGATCGGGAAATATTAGGGCGTTCACCCTTTGAAATGAAGCCTTTAGACTTACCACCTTTTTTAGCCATGAATGTCTCCTTGTTGAAAATATATTTTATATTATAAAATTTTCAGCCAAGTAGCAATCAAGCAGTTGAATGATAAGCTATAAAGTTTGATGAAATTGTTAAATTTTGTCGTAGATCTATAAACTGAGTAATGAACTCATCTGCTTGATAAACATGAGTACACTTGGGACATTCAACAATATCTAAAGGTTCAACTTTTCCGTTATAAATCCAAATTTCTTCTTCTTGAGAGCAAATTGGACAAGTACTTCTAGCTTTGTAAATCGAGCTCATTCAGTTTTTTATGGTATAAATCCATAGAGTGATCAAAAACACCATCAAAAGGTTGACCCTTTGATAATGCTCTAAGGCGACCTCTGATTTTATCTTTTAATCTCTGCCACCAAGTCATTCTGCG